GCTTGAATGTCCTTGTTGGACATTTCAGTTGGTAACACGTAACGGTTGCTATCAATTGTGATGACTTTAGTCATGATGTTCTCTCTTCTTTCTAGGGTTTAAGTTCACTGGACCGGCTGGTCCAGTGGGTGAATTATAGCACGATATTATCGGCTTGTTTCAACTGTGAATGAAATGTTGCTAACTGCATCATATACCTTGTCGTCTAGGTTGTTGTCCATCCACGATTCAATTGCTTCATCCACACAATAATCGTGAATGTCAAAGTTGTTGGACATCCAGTTGCTGATCTGATCTGAAATGTCATCGTTGGCCAACATGTCCATGACCTTATCTTTTAAGTTGTTATCCATCCAGTCGTCAATAGATGCATTGATTTCCACTTGGGTATTGATCTGCAAAACTGCAATGCGTTTGTCAATGATGGCAAACAATGCTTCTTCTACGGGGCTCGGGCCTTGGGACTGGGTCACTGCGCTTTCAATGGTGTTCAACAAAACACCGAATGCAGTCCGGACTGCAACCTGATCCGTGGCGCTCAAAGTATTGATCATGACTTCTGAATAATCCAACGCGGACTGGATGTCCATGCCACGTGAACCAAACAGGTTATTACGGAAGGGTGTTACTGGGTTTGTCATTGCGTTCTCTCTTCTTTCTAAGGTTGTATCTAATCGGCCGATTAGACAGTTGAATTATAGCACTGTTTTACTCTGTTTGTACAATCTTTAATTTATAAATAAAGTCTAGATCAGCCCCTATGAAATACAGGGACCGGCCGTCCTTCAGTTGAAGATAGCAAAACGGGTGATCGTCCGGATCAGCGGGATCGTCGCCAAACGTTGCGCCCTCCAATTCTTCAGCACTGATATACAGATCGTCATCGAGCGTGTCGTAATTGCTAAAGGTCCGCGACGCGGGAACAGAATAACCCTCTTGGGCAAGGTCATCTCTCATTTGAATAATGCAATTTGTCATTCTCTTAAGCAAAGCCCGGGCGGTCTCAATGTCAAGGGTCAATTCATCGATCCATGTGCCATCGACAATGTAGGCGTCCGCGGATTGCATAAGGTTGTTCAAAGCCTCGCCAAGCAAAGCAATTTTTTCCTGATCGGTCATCTCTCTATCCTTTCTGTTGTGAGGCCTCAAGTATACCACGGCGCCAGCACTTTGCAACAAATAAAACAAAAAAGATCAGCGGGCCCACCCACCCCCGCCACCACCATTCAAGGGAAAAAATCAAAGAAAACAAAACCGGCTGCAGAGAAAAAACCCGCGCGCCTAACGGCGCGCGGGCCATGGGCCACGGCCCATGGAGCAAGGCCCAAGGGCCAAGCGCCACGATTAGGACGGCAAGCGCGAGGGATCAAGGGCCTAGTTTATAGGGTTTTCTTTACCACCCGCGGTTATGCCGTTTTGTTATATCCGCCCAATGAAAAACCCGCGGTTATGCGGGTTTTATATATCAGTTAAGCGGAGAGCAATTCTAAGGCCCTATTTTTCAAAGCAGCGCCCGTGCCAAACCATGCCGATTCAATGCGGGTATTGTCAGATCGTCCGCGCTCATGATCGACTAATTCAGTGACAGCATTCAAGGCCGCCCACCGCGTGCCGGCCACGCCCACAATATCGGAACCAATAGCGCGCCCGTTGAATAATTCAATGATTCGCTTAAATGCGCGACTGTCTTTAATCTCGATTTTGCCGGTGTGGTAGGGCTTTAATAATTCGGTTACAAAATCGTCCGCCTGTTCGGCCGTCATACTTTCACCGGCCAACTTGCGGGATTGAACTAAAAAGCGCTCCCACTGGTTCGCGACAATTCCAAGCTGCAGCCTAACATCGTCCGCATTAAAGCGCTCAGAATGTAAAACCCTAATTTGTGATTCGCTGTTGTTGACTGCTGCCGTAATTGTGTTGTTGCACACCACGCGAACACTGGTAAATTTTGCAATGGTGGCCATTGTCCCGTCGTATGACGTGCCAAGCAAAACATAAGGGCGCACTGTGTCACCCTCAACGATGTCCGCGCCCTCGCTCACTTTAGCAAGCGCCCAAACCCTCCGGCCATAACTTAACGCGCCGGCCGTCTCCATTGTGAACCCGCCAAGATCCACAAGCTTACTAAAAAACCCCATTACCTCCGAGGGTTGAACCACGTTATAGCCTTGGGAGACTACAGCTAACGGCGCGCCGGTGTCGCTACGGTGTAACACTTTACGATCAGGCCATGCTTGCGGAGCACTGGTGGCCGGTGTATTAAATAAAACGGGGCTCTCTAATACGTCATAAGCAAGGCCGGCCTGTTGTGTCCATTCCTGAATTGTCGCGCCCGCTGTCAATTGCTGCCCTAGCTTATGCCATGGTGCAAGGCCTGAATAAGCAATTGCTGCGTTGCCTGTTGTTGTGTCAATCATGTGTGCCATTACGCTATCCTTTCTGAGTTAATAAAAACCGGTTTTTTGTGCCGGTGCTTGAATTATACATACTTTTTACACTTTGCACGTTTTATTTACAATTATTTTCAAATTATCCGTAATTGTCCAAAAACCACCACACTAAAACCAAAATAACGATTAGTCCAATTATCACGGGGCCCCCAATTCTAGGCCGCAATCGCCCGCGATATGGTGGCGCAAAAAAGATCCATGCGGGAGAGTCCGCACAAATTCGCGAAGCGCTGCCGCATCATTAGCCGCGCCGTTTTTTCTCGTGTTGTGCCATTGAATAGCCGTCGGGCCGCTTGCAGCGTAGCAGCCGCCTTTTTCATCTTTTCCAACTTTCTTTTTTCCGGTGCCATGCGCAACAAATACAACGACAAAATCACGCACACCACGTGCGCACAATGGCCGGCCGCCGCCGCACTGTTGGCAGCTGAAATTGTCGGCCAATTCTGCGGGACAACGGGCAAATTGTACGCCGTGGATTTTACGCGGCCACTGATCGGCCGATTCTAGGGGCGCAGCATATACAGCGGGCCGGCCTAATTCTACGGCGCGCACTGCTTCGGCCGTTGTGTCACAGCTCGCATTTATCACTGTTTTATTTGGCTGAGGGAGCGGGAGCGCTTCGGCCGCAAAGTGTGAATATGTCCAAGCTTGACCACCACGCGGGACGCTATCAAAAACGGCCTGCAGATAATCGCTATCAATCTGTGATGTGCCGGTTTCACTTTTAGGGTGAAGGCTGCAGCTTGTCGGGCACGTGCCATAGGTTTCATGTTCGCCGCTGCGATAAGTAACTGCTATTGGGCCGGTTTTGCTGTTCGCGCTGATTCTGACTGTTTTTAACATTTTCTCTATCCTTTCTGTTGTGAGGGGCCTAGTATATCAACTTTTACGGCCTTTTGTGTGTGATATTTTTTTGTTTTTTTCTGTCTTCTAACAATTAAGGGCATGCTGTTTTCGTCCCATGGCATAACCAAAAAGGGCAAGTCATCGGCCGACATAACGCGCATAAAGTCACGAGCGCGAACAAGCGAAGGGAAAGAGCGAACGACATTAGTCGAATCGGGAAAGCAAACGTCGTATTTGTAAATTGGCATTTTTCTATCCTTTCTGTTAATCGTCGCGGTCGGTGTTGAACTCAACGCGCGGATATTCGTCTTCAATAAAGCTGTCGTCAACATGAGCAAGCCCTAAACGGGTACCGGCATCCCAAATTATGATGGGCAAATCTTGCGGCAAATCAGCGAGCGCAGCCGACAATTTGCCAACTGTCATTCCCTTGTCAGCGCGAGCAAATTTAAGCGCCTGATTCCAAACCTCCCATGCATCAAAAATTGACGTGTAAATGTCCGACATAGAATCATAAAAAGCGCGGCTGCTGCGCTCTTCAGATGTCACAGTCAAAAAGCGGATCACCTCATCGCGAGGGGCACTGGCAACGGCATTGTCGTATGCCTCTAAAAAAGCCCGTTGTTCAATAGTCAACTTTTTCATCTCTCTATCCTTTCTAAATTTCAATTCATTTTCTTCCAACTGTTTAATCTCCCACATGCGGTCGATTCGAGTTAGAGCGTCATCTACTGGTTTCATCTCTCTATCCTTTCTAAGCACCGGATCAAGCACCGGCATCGCCAGTATAGCAAGGTTTCGACACCTTGCAACACTTATTTACATTTATTTTACTAAACCTAGGGTTTCCTCTAGTTCCCCCCAAGGCATGCCACGCGAAGGCCAACAGCGAAAGGGTTCAAGCTTTATGCCCTCTGCAGCCAATTTCATAGCATCGCTCCCCTGATATAGGCGAATGGTCGAGGGACGTAGTGTATTACCGGCATCAAGAACAAGAATGTAGCAAGGCCTATCCTTGGCAGCATGCCGAGTCATGAAAGCAATTTGATGTGGTCGCAGCCCAACTTTCAAGCCCTTGGCCACCACTTTCAATTCCATCAAAACAAAACATTCCCCGACACCCACCAACATGTCAGGAATGCCAAGGTTGATACGATTCTCAATACGCTCAACAGAGCAATTGACAAGGCCGGCTTTCACCCTAGCCGAAAATCTAGCTTCAGGTGTCATCTGATCCCCCCAAACCTCGCTCAAAGATGTCAAGCGGAGGCTGCTCCACTCCCGCGTCGAACTCGGGATCCTTTTCTCTTGCTGCACTTTCAATCACCACTCCCGTGTCCGCATCGATCAAGGCAGTGGGTGGAGGCCCACCATACAGCTTTTTAAGCTCGTCAAGCTTGCGCTGCACCTCTTCCTTGCTCATGCTGTCAATTGTGCCGTGGCGGATCTCTTTGCGCTCCACATAGATCGTTCCCAAGGCTTGGCCCCTACGATACTCTGCTTGGACGGCTGCTGCAAATGCACCGGCATCCAAAGCTTTGTCGCGAATGATCTGCAAATCGCGCATATGGCGCTCGTAAGACGTGTTGTACTTGGATGCCAAATCAGCACGATAGGCTTGAATGGCCGCTACAACGTGCGGATTGATGTCAGGGTGGGTAAGCTTCCATGCCATGACAGAAGCGCTGGTGGCCTTGTATCCGGCCCTTATAGCAGCCTCTTTCATGGTTACCCGCCCATCCCCACTCACAAGCTCGGTAACAAAGGTCCATTCCTTGGCTGTTAGCTTGCGACGCTGCTGCCGCAGCGGGGCCACTTCGGTTGACATTCTTTTCTGTGCCTTGTCAGGCATGACAGGGGGAACATTCCAAACGTCTTTCTTGGCCATTAGCTGATTCTCCACAAACGCCAACCATCGTCCACCTTGCGCAGCGTGAACACCCATTTAGGCTGATGCACTCGTGTGAAGCGAAGGGCAGCGACACGGCAACTCTCGGCCTGCTTGCGCACGCCAAACAGGATGCTATCGCCCGCCTCCATCTCACCAAAAGGGTATTTGGATCGATTGGTTGGCAGGGCTATTCCCTGATCAATATGTACCATCATTAACTCCCGTAAAAGAACTACCACGAGTATAACGAGTGTCAACCCAAGAGTCAAGGCCAAAAGCAAATCAGGGCTCCCTATAGAACTTTTGGAGGGTGTAGTGTGTTTTTATTTTTTCACTTTTCATCTCGCGGAGCCCCCCTGAAAATATTACATTGAATCTCTTGCCGTAATTTGCCGAATGCTCGTAACGTATTGATTTCATTGACTCCTTACAGCATTACGTCTATTACGTCAAATCTCACAAAAATAAAAATAAAAACACCTCTTACCCCTAAAAGGTCTATAGCACCTAAACCTTAGTATTACTTTTTGCGCCATTTTTCCCCTTTTTGACCCTCGGTCCGCGGTCCCCGATCCCTCCACCCCCAACCACTGTACATTTAAACAGCCCCACACTAAAACCCCAAAACCTAGGGAAAACCCCTAGGAAATAGTACATTCAACGTAATTGACCTAACTAGCTAAAAGCATGATAATAACCACGTCTACTTAGACAAACACCATTAACAAAGAAAGGATAGTGACATGGGTAAATTACCATACAAACCGGATAAACAGATCGAAGAGATCATGGACAATGCG